AAATGAAGTACCGTAATCTAAAGCCTCAACAACAATGTTTGATCCGTCAACAGAATACACAACGAAGTTACCTTGCATTGCAGAATGGTCACCGTTATAAACTGCAGCACCACTAGGTTGACCACCTAAACCGTGGGCGAAAGAAGCAAGCATTCTGTTTCGCCCACCAGCAGAAACGTTAGTAAAAGTAACAACAACAGTACCTCTACCAAAACCAGTAAGGTTAGCGGCAGTAGTTGCATTCGTAGCATTAGTTGCAGTAGCAGCAGTCCCACTAATATCAATAGCAGCCGTACCAGAACCAAGTTTACTAAGAGCAATAGCAGCACCAGAAGCGATATCGGCATTAACAATCGTGCCATCAGCGATCTTCGCACTAGTAATAGTACTGTCAGCGATCTTTGCTGCAGTAACAGCAAGATCAGCAATTTTACCCGCAGTCACAGCAAGATCAGCAATCTTTGCTGTTGTCACACCGAGATCAACCAACTTACCAGTAGTAACATTCAAATCAGCAAGTTTAGCACTAGTAACGATGCCATCATTCAATGACGCTGTAGTTGCTTTAACAGTACCGTCAACCTGAACAGCATTAGTGTTGAACGCTGCTTTAACATCGTTAAAGTTTGTGTTCATCTGAAGAGAATCAATAACGTTACCGTTAGTGAATGTGTATGTTGTTGTCATTGAAGGCATTATGCTTTCACCTTTCGTGGATTATATTTAATAGTAAAACTGTCAACACCCCAAGATAAACCTGTTGGACCAGAAATTTTCAACTGAACACTTCTAGCCAAACCGAGATTGGAACCTGCTAGAACTACAGCGCCTTGGTTGGCAACACCCCAACGAGAAATATCCCATCTTGCATCATTAACAGTTGGATTATTTGTGTCTCCCCATAAAGCAGCAGAACCGGCAGAAGGCAAATCAATACCAAATTCTTTTTGTTCAGAAGCCTCTTCATAATCATGATAAACACCAATAGTCAAAGTACGTGCAGTAGCAGTTTGTTTCAAAACAAAATCAGGTCTACGAAACATTTTCTTCATTGCATAATTACGACCGTCAATCCATCTAGTGCGATAGTAACTATCAAAAGGTGAATCAACACCAGAAATATTATCTAACTGGCTTGATGTTATATCAACATTCACAACAGATTCAGCAATAGGATGCGCTGCAGCATTAATTACAGTACCATCACTCTTAGTGAAACTACATCCGCCGGAAATGCCATAGCGATCTTCGGTTTGGAACATAGTCCAACCAGCAGTACCCAACGTAGGGTCATGAACAAAAGAAACACTAGGATAAGTTAACGTTTCGTTTTCCGAATAAGGTAACGAAACCCAAACCCTATTATTAATATTGTTAACAAAAATCTTGTCAATACTGTTTGCATTAACTTTAGATGTTTTCAAAATAGGACGAATATTCTCGAACACATCCAAGATTTCTTTACCATTATAAAAATATAAACCATCAGGCCAAGAAAAGAAATACACTCCACGTTCAGTAGTGCAAACAGTGTTCTGGTTTATTGTTCCCACTTTGTTTGACAACTGGATAACTTGAAAGTTATCCGAGTTATAACCAAGAATAGCGTAAACACTAAATTCTTTAAACACAATTAGAACACCATTGAATGAAGCCAAACCAGTAATGTTTTGACCACCATCATTAATGTCAATATAGTTTAAAGCAGTCCACCTAGTAGGACTAACAAGAGATTCATCAGACCAACGAATACGGTTAGGGAAAGCAGTCAAAGTAGGTGAAACATATTCCCTAGTGTTAGCAACAAACATTTTTCCTGCATGAGTAATGCAATGTTTAGCCTGAGGCATGTGATCACTAGCAGTACCCCAAGCAGTATAAATACCAACAGTTGTATCGCCACTAGAGTTTAATGCTGTAGCACTAGAACCATTCCAAGAATACGACCGACCATCAGTAGCAACAAACAATGTGGAACCCCAAGAAGCATAACCAGCACCATCAGTATTAGCCACAGGAATAGTAGTGCTAGTAAAGTTTCCACCAGCACTATAATAAACAAGACCATTAGTACTACCAGAAAAACCAGTTGACAACATCAACTGGTGATTAGAACCATTGAAAGCAAAAAGATTCTTAGGATTCCAACCGCTAGTTACTTCGGTAGCAAAAAAATCTCCACCTTCAGTAGTCAAAAGATCAGAACTTTCAGTAGTAATAGTTAAACCACTAAAAGTTGCACCACCATTCAAAATGTTGTTAGCAACAATTTTGCTCATGCCACCACGACTAGTGACACCACCCCTAGGGTCAACCTCAACATTCAACATGCTAGGAGATTCGTTCTCCCCCAACTGAAACTGGTCAGCACGAAGATTCAAACCACCAGTAAAATCATCTTGTCTAAATAACTGTAAACCTGCCATAAAAACCTACGGCTGATAATTTCGTAGAGTTCTACCAAGATTCTGTGTCCAACGGTCATAACTAACGTAAGGGAAACCACCAGACAAAATAGCAGGACGATGACTAGTAATACGCATGATCTCTTTACGAGCCAACGTCACAGCCTCATCAAAAGACTGTTTATAAACTGCAGACATTTCATTATCTTCTTGGCGCTGATAAGCCCGAGACAAAGCATAATACGCTAAAGCGGTATGTAAACGATCATCACAATCAACTTCAATGTTACCGTCATTCACCCAATCATAAGTTTGCTTACGGTAACCACGAACATTAATCGTATATACCTGATCAGGTTTAGGGTACAAGAACTGTGTGTTGTTCCATTCAACAAAATACATTGGACGAGCAGCAGTGTCCAAACTACCAGACCAAATACGTTCAGCATCCTCAAGAGCAATCAAACGCAAACGGTTACCAGAAATACTGGTGTCAACCATGCTGGTAATCTCTCGGAGATTCCCTGCACCAATACCACTAACAGGGTATTCTCGTTGACCAACTACAGTGTTGAACGATGTAGATGTTTCCAAGAACGGCCAAGTGCGTTCAAGGTTAATTACACGATCATACCCATCTCGCAGATACGTGCGTACCAGAGAGATGGGCAGATCCGCTTCATCAAGGTCAATAATGCTACGAACTAAGTTAACTAGATCTGTTGATGTACTCATGTAACGTCACGACCTTTCTCCATAGCCCTCAGGTGACCAATGCAATGTTCTGTCCCTTTAGCCTGTGGACCCTCACAAGTATCGTTGTTGGCGATACAGCGTTGGCGCCCCGTGTAGGGTGCGCTGGCTGTAGCCATCTTTGATCCGGGTACGTTTGATGCAGGACGAACCCCCACAAGGGGTTCTCCATACATGGTGTAGGCTGGTCGGGAAGTTTTTGAAGTACTCATCACTATTAGAGTGATTTGTAACTATTTGCCCATCATTGAACGGCTAGTCTTTTTTGCAGCAGGTTTTGGCATTGATTTGACAACAACCGAACGACCACCCTTGCTACCAGTTACACCAACAGATGTAACTTTTTTAACTGCTGGTTTAACAGGTTCAGGTTTCTGATATTTTGGTGCAGAAGAACCAGCAGGTTTCTTTGCTACTACAACAGGTTTCTTTTTACCTTTAGGCATTTTGCCACCAGATTTACTGTTGTCAAACATATAGGCGAATTGTGCTGCGTCTTTCATTATTTTTTAGTCCTTTTGTTTTTAGCGACAGGTTTTGATGGTTTAGAATACTCGCCATACCCAGTATATGATTTATCATTCTGTTTCATATTTACTTCACGGGCTTTTCTAGATGGAACTTGTGCTGATTTTGACTTTAATGTAGTTTTCATTAAAGAATCTCTTGATTTTTTTGAGTTTGCTTTAACAAAAACACTTGTTCCCGGAAATCCGCCACGACTATCTTCGTCAATTCCAACAAGTTGTTTTTCAACACGAACAGAACCTTTAGAAGTGTTCATTCCATAACCCTGTTGCCCACGTGGATTACGAGGAGCCTTAGCATTTGCTGCTTTAGTCATCTTGGCATCAGCCATACGAACCTTGGCTGCACTAGACGTTGCTGGTTTTTTCATTGATGCCATTATTGCTCCTGATTGTATTTGAGAAAATAATAGTGGTGGTGGCTAGTTGTCCATACTCCGATGTTACTAGTCCACCACCACCGATTAAATATTACTTACGGTGAATAGCGACCGTAGTTGAGTTTATTACAACACCAAGAAAGGTGCCTGAAGATGCAGCAGCAACTACAGCGTTACCAACTAGAACTATGCCAGATGCTCCAGCGGTCAACGTAATAGCGTGTGTTGCAGCGGCACCGTTCACAATTGTGAACTCAAATGATGTTCCAACAACTTCGTCACTAAGTTCAGCAAGAAGTTGTGCACCGGTTGGTGTAGTAAATGCTCGTCCTGCAGTTGGTTGTGAAACAATCATTTTTTTTCTAATGACTTCTTCTGCCGTTAAAGTATGTGCACCGTCAGACACAACAACTGGGGTTACTGATTCTGATGCAGCAATATAATCTGCGATACGGGTACGGGTGATTGCTCCTGATGTGGTATTTCCTACGAGTGGCATTTTGCCTCCTAATTAATAGATGATTTGTTTGAAGAATAGAAATAAGAATGTGGGGGGTTTCCCCCCCACAACAGTTATGCCGTTTTAGCGGTCAACTTGCCTTGCTTCTTGCAGTTGCGGACAGTCAAGTTGCCGTAGCACATGATCAAAGCGTAACGAGCATCCAAGTCCTCGGGACGGATAAACTCGGTCTGCTGGAACCACTTAGAACTATGACCAACAAGCGTAATGTACTTGGTGTTCAAGAAGAACATTGTTCCTGCGTTACAGTGCACATCGTACATGATTGGGGCAGCCTTGAACAACAAGTTCTGGAAGCCTGCATCAGCAGTCTTAGTGTCGGTGTAGCGCAATTGTGGTTGCAGCAATGACTCATACTTTTCAAACAAAGTCTGGCTAGTAAGGATTGTGTCTGGGTGATCGTTACCAACAGAAACGGTGTTGTAAGCGGTAGCCATTTGAGCAAGTGTCAAAGCGGTTGCAGTGTTTTCTTCGTATGACTGCCAGAAAGAGTTACCTGTTCCTGCACGATCAATACCACCAACGGTACCCGAAGACTCAACAAGGTTTCCAAGACCGTTCCAATCTTTACCACTGTTACCAGTACCATCGGCAAAGAACATGCGGTTGAAACCTTCACGCATTGACTCTTCAGCCTGCATGATTTTTGCTTCCAAAAGGTTGATGATTTCTGCTTCACCATTGTTTTTGGCTTCTTCAATACCACTGATTGAGATTGAAGCAGCATACTGCTTCCAATCGTATTCAGCAGCCGAGATACCCGTCTGAGGTGTAAGGCTGATTGAATCGTAATCGGAGTACGATTTAACCGTGGTGCTTTCACCGTAGATCAGTGGTTCAACAATTTTCGTTCCGCCGTTAAGCATGCGGATACGACCCTTGTCCATAAGGGTGTAAGTAAGTGGACGAGCGGTGAACACGTTGTCAGTAAGTTGTGAACGGTAGTTCGCAAGGGTGGTTGACAAGAGTGCATCAAAGTTAGCATTTCCCGGCATTGTAGCCTCCTATAATAGATGTGATTAGTTATGAAATTCCGAGTTGGCGTTTAGCCAAATCAAAAGCATCCCTTAAAGAACCAACACGTGAATCTTGACTGCTAGCACTTGCAGCACTAGCACCTCCAGAAACAACTCCCATTTGACGTTTAGATTCAACAATAGCATTTTCTTTAGCAACTTGATCTTGCTTAACTTTGCTCATTGCCTGCTCTTTATTCATAATTTTGTCAAAAGCGATTTGCTTGTAGATCCCTTCAAGATCAGTTGTTCCAGTTGCCAATGCTTTTGAAATAACTTCATTAGCATCAAAACCTTCACCATATTTGGTTTGTAAAGAATTAATATTATTTTCAAGTTGTTCGTAAGCACGTTGCTCTTCAAATGATTTAATTCTTGATTCAAGTTGACGATATTGCTT